TACCAAAAGCATCAATACCAATACCAATGGGTAAATTAACAAAGGCAATGAATTCAGGAAGCCTTAATTTGACTTTACCGGATTCTCAAAACGTCCCATCTGAAAATATGGGTGACTACACGTGGTTGATTTACGGTGCAAAGAAGATAGGAAAGTCTTCTCTGGCAGCACAGTTTCCGGATGCATTGTTTCTCATGTTTGAACCTGGTGGGAAAGCACTGCGAACATATCAGGCAGATTGCAAAACGTGGAAACATGCCCTGGAATATCTCAAACTTCTGGAAAAAGCAAAACCACTGAAGTACAAAACAATTGTCATTGATACCGGTTTTGAAGCATATCAAAAGTGTTTTTCCTGGGTATGTGATGAAAATAATATTGAATATCCAAGGGAAGATAACTTTGGCAAAGACTGGAAAAAAATCGACACGGAATTCCGCAATTTTCATAATAGGATTGCGGCACTCGACCTCGGGCTCGTTGTGCTTTGTCATGAGAACCTTAAAGAAAATCAAACCAGAACGGGCAATAAATTTGATATGGTAGTTCCAAATCTCCCCAAAGCAGCAGATTCTTATTATCGTGCCGTCATCGATAACGTATGCTGGTATCACTATCGTGCATCCCAGCGATTTCTCCTTATCAAAGGATCTGATTATGCTATGGCCGGGACAGCTGTCCAGTCTGATGAACATTTTTTGACAAAAGATGAAGAACAGATTTTTGCTATCCCAATGGGAACAAGTGCTCAACAGGCTTTTGGTTTTCTTAAAGCAGCTTTTATCAATAACCAGGTTAATACCTTTGAAAAGGAAACCGAACTTTTTGTCCAGGAAGCCATAAAAGTATCTGTCAACGAAAAACTTAGAAAGGATGCCAAAAAAAGGAACAAAGCATGATTCGTCGTTCTCTTTTACCTGACACATTAGTAAAGTGGTTTCCTATGAAATCGGGAGAATTTCATAAGTACCTGGAATATAAATATTTTGATAAAATTACTTTCTTAATTGTTAAAAAAAAAGGGACACAATATTTGATTTCAGTTTTATCAAATGAACCATTTACCTTATCCCATACAGAAAGAAATATCAAAGGAGGCATAATTGCACATGTAAGTCATCACTATAAAAAGGATTATTTAAAAGGTACGCAATATTTATTTGATTCAATGTTTCTTAAACCTATTTAGAGGAGGAAGTATGAGTTTCAAAGCAAGGCTTGCAAAAATGCAGGCACAGGCGGAAGAGGCATCACAGGATTATAAGCCCGGTGGCAATTTTACGCCAATCCCGGACGACGATTACTTGTTCAAAGTCAAGGCAACGTTTGACGAAACGAACAAAGAACCGAAGCGTCTTCAGGTAACGTGGTGTTTTGTCGTTGCCGATGGGGAATACGAAGGCCGCCAGGTATGGGACAGAACGATCATTGAAGATAACAAGGTCGGGATGAATATTTGTCATTCCCGCATTGATGATCTTGGTTATCAATGGCCAGAACAGATCGTGGATCTTGAAGCAATCATCGAAGACATTACGACAAGATGTCCCAGTATAACGGCACGAGTCCGTTCAAAAGAAAACGAGCAGGGATACATGAATACGCGGATTTACATTCGTGAAGCTCATGATCTCCCTAACGGTGAAACGCCAACCACGATCGAAGAAACTGCAGAAACTCCCGAAGAAAGTACCGCTGCCGAACAAGAAGCCTTGGCCGAAAGTGCTCCGGATAATCAGGCATTGCTTGATTTCTGTGCGTCTCAGGGACTTGAGGGTATGACCACGGACATGACAAACGAAGCAATCATTGCGGGTCTTCGTGAAGGTGGATGTACGTTTGCTTTGCCCACGCTCGGTCAGGAAGAAATTGACTTGCTTGAGGCCAATGGTGGGGAAGACCTTATCATTCGCAAGGATCCAGCACTGGTAAAAAAAGCCGCTCCGGCACCAATCAAAAAGGCTGCTCCGGTTTCCGTTACCAAAGGAACGAAGTTTGCATCCAAGAAAGGAAAGAAGTAAATACAAAACAGGCACGGTAGGATTAAGCCGTGTGCGGCTCACGTATAAGGGAAAACACCGTTGCTTCGGACTACGTGAGCGTTCCTAAAATGGAGGAAAATGCGCAAATTTAAATTAGGGCAACTTAGAGCGGGCATTTTCCCCGCATTTCCAAAAAAGAAATGCCACAGACTTGTACGAACATATTTAAAAAATAGGACATTAATAAAAACAAAAAGATGCCAAATTTGTGATGAAAAGAAATATCTTGTCGGGCATCATTCTGATTATTCAAAGCCCTTACAGGTTATTTGGATTTGTTTGCATTGTCATGCTAAAATTCATCCTATTACGATTTTATGGAAGAAAAAAATATCAAATAGCTTAAAAGGAAAGAAAAATGCAAAAGGATGTATCAGAACTGAACAATTTAAAAAGCATTTATCTGAAATTTTTAAAGGAAGAAAGTCGCCAATGAAGGGAAAGCATCATACGGAAAAAAGTAAAAAATTAATTTCATTATATTGGAAAAAGAGAAGAGAAAATGCGTCAATTTAAGTCTGGGGATATCGTCGCCTTCGATTTTGAGACCACTCCCGGAAACGTGTTCAATGGATCAAGGGCCTTTACTTATTCTATGGGTTTTTGTGACACTGGAGAAACGGAAGTTCACAATTTACCCGAAGGAATGGAAAGACTTTGGCAATTATTGGGAAATGAAAACATAGAAAAAATCGCGCACAATCTCAAGTTTGAAATGCATCATTGCGCTGTTATGGGAATACGTTTGAGAGGACAATTCCACGATACCATGATCATGCATCAATTGATAGATAATCAAGCTTTTGGGCAACATGGTCTTGATGATATTGCTAACGAATATGGTTCCCCAGAAGATATTAAACGATGGGGAAATCTTGATTCTGATGTTAAGAGTGCGGCATTCATTTACAAAGATTATTCAAAAATACCATCCTATATAATGACACCATATCAACATGCCGATGCAGAACGGACCGCATTAATTTTTGGAGTTATGTTTCCCATTATTAAACGTGATCCAAAATTGCATAAAATATACCTCAATGAAATTGAATTGATTAAGACAACCGTTCGTATAGAACGTCGTGGAATAATGCTTTCAAAGCCACATGCCATTGTATTAAAGGAAAAGCTTGAAAAAGAAGTAATTGAAATAGAAAATAAATGGCTTCCGGTAAATCTCAATAGTCCTAAACAACTTATAAAAGTTCTTTTTGACGAAAAGAAATTTCCTATTATAAAACGATCTCCAACAGGCGAACCATCAACAGATGCTGAATCCATTAAAATCCTATCGGAACAATTTCCCGATGATAAAGTTCTTGATGATATTTTGAAAATGCGTGCTTATACAAAAGGTAAATCAACGATTCAATCATACTTGGAAGCGGCAGATGAAAACGGAATTCTTCATCCAAATATCAATACGAATCATGACCGCACAGGAAGAGAGTCAAGTTCTGGTCCTAATATGCAGAATGTAAGTAATGAAATTTCTCATAGGGCAAAATACCCCATACCAGCACGCTGTTGTTTTCGTGCTCGTCCGGGATATGTTCTTTTTGGTAAAGATCATTCTGGCATTGAAATGAGAATAGGCGTTCAGGGTACTGGAAGTAAAAGACTTATAAAATTAGTTGAAGAAGATTTTGATTTTCATGACGCTTGCGCAAAAAACTTTTATGGGGATAGATATTTAAAAGCGGATAAAAGTGAAAAAAAATTCCTTCGTGGTAAAGCAAAAAATGGTGCTCGCTTTCCTATGTTTTATGGCGCAGGAATAGATACTATATCGAAAGGATTAGGACTTTCTTATGAAGAAACAAAAGCAGGATATGCCCGTGACAAATCAGAGTATCCAGAGTTTTATGATTTTATGGACGAATGTACTAAACAAGCAAAAAGAAAAGGCTATGTTTATGACTTTTTTGGTCGTAAACTTTATACTCCTCCTGATCGTCCTTATGCTGGTTGTGATTATGCAATCCAGGGGACTGCTGCCGAAGTTTTAAAAGTAAATCAGGTTACTGTTGATAAATACTTGATAAAAGAAGATTTGGATATTCATATATTGCTTCCAGTGCATGATGAATTGGTCTTAGAATATCCGAGAGCACTGCTTATTAATCAAAAAGAAATCCTTGGTACTATTGATAAACTGATGACTAAAATTGAAGAAATAACCGTTAAACTTACTATAGAGACTGAAATGTCTACGTTTCTATGGTCACAAATGAAGGAGTATAAATGAATAGCAAAGCAAATACCTATGATTCAGCAGGACGTATGGGATTTGGCAAATATGAATTTGTGAAGTTTGAAAACGTGCCTGAGGATTATCTTGCGTGGACTTATGATAATGTTGCACATGAAAATTTAAAGGTTTTTTATCCCAACTTATGGAAATATCTAAAGGAAAGGGGTTATTGAATATGAAACTAATATCATCATTTACAACAGATCAAGGATTAGATTATGCAATCCTTTCATTTATGATTCATAATGCTTTTTTAACTGTTTCTATTTTTTTGTTGATAATTATTAGCTGGGCAATATTTATTGCAATAAATGAAAAATGGATTTTTGGGATTTCTGATAATGAACTTGATGATTTTAAAGAAAGGGGTTATTAAATGACTAAAAAAGAAGCCGAAACAATTGCCGACGATATTTTAAAAGAAATCCGGTACGGTATTATTGAAGTGTTATTGAAAACCGAGGTGAAAAGCAAAAAAGAAGTTCTTGAAAAAATAGCACAGTTCATTAAGGAGGCAACATGAGTAAACTTCGATTGAATAGGGATGATGTATACAGAAAGATATGCCGGTTATTGCGCCTACCACCGAGTGCAAAGAATACCAATGCCTTTTTCACGCATGAACAGCTTGTATTAATTTCCGATTACATTGAAAAAAAAGAGGGATCATCGAATGCCAATACAGCTAAATCCATTGATAATCTTTCAACAGTACGGGTTTGTAGAACAACGGCCAAGGTCAAATAACCATGCCTGTGGTCGTTGTCCTTTTTGCAATAAAGACGTTCATTTTTTCATAAATGTTGATGAAAAAAAATGGGACTGCAAGAAATGCGGTCGGTCCGGTGGATATAAAATGTTTCTTGAGCAGATTGTTGAGATAGGTCAAAAGAACTTTACCGGTTTAGTGGCAAAACGATTAGTTGATAATAGAGGAATAGCAGAAAGCACTTTTAAAATGGTAAAGACTGGTTGGCTTCCTCTTGTTGGAATTTATATCTTGCCAACATATTCAAAAGATGGAAAAACTATTTTGAATATGAAAAGATTTGATCTTATTGAAATGAGAAATGCCGCAGGAAGTCATTTAGTCATGTACGGACTGTGGTTATTTCCAGATCAATTTGATACGGTTTTTGTTGCTGAAGGTGAATGGGATGCACTTGTTTTTCTTGAAATTATTACAAAATTAAAATTAAAAGGAACTGTTGTTATTGGTGTTCCCGGAGCGGGATCATTCAAACCGGAAGTGCTTCCTTTTTTAACCGGAAAAAATGTTTACCTTTTTTATGATAATGATATGGCAGGAAAGAATGGAAAGTTAAGAGCATTGAATCTTATTGCAGGAGTAACCGGGAAAATTTATAGTATCAATTGGCCAAAAGGTTCTCCTGATGGATGGGATGTTCGAGATGTTTATAAAAAAGAAAAAGGCAATGCCGAAACAACTCTCAAATATTTAAAGAGTCTTAGTTCTTTATATGATGTTCAAAGTTCCACAACAAGTAAAATAGATGCTGACATTATTAAGGGTGATCCTATTCCAGTTCAACAGGTTTACAATGTATTTCAAAAACATTTACATCTGCCGGATACTGACGTATTGGATGTGGTTTTTGGTACGGTCATTGGTAATCGTATTCCTGGTGATCCTATTTGGATGTTTATAGTAGGCCCACCAGGTTCAACAAAAACCGTTCCACTTATTGCCTTGACAGGATGCCCACGAATACACGCATGGACTGGAATAACTCCACACGTTCTAATCAGCGGAATGAATTTACAGGGCGGAATTGACCCCTCCCTCATTCCCCAGTTAAATGATGGGATATGGGTAGATAAAGATTTTACGTCAATTATTGGTTTACCAAATCAAGAACAGAATGAAATATTTTCAATCCTTCGTGATGCATACGACGGAGAATGTTCAAAACCTTTTGGCAATGGCATGCGACGAAGAATTAAAAGTCATTTCGGTATTCTTGCAGCCGTTACCCCAGTGATTGAACAATTTGTTGAAGAACACGCCTCACTTGGAGAACGTTTTTTACGCTGGGAAAATAAACTTCCAAAAGGGATAAAAGCCCGAGATCCTTATGTGCGTAAAGCATTATCTAATGTTGGAAAAGAACCGGAAATTCAAGCAGAATTTAATAATATTGCAAAGCAAGTTCTTTTAGCAGAATACGATGCCAATTCAGTTATTGTCAGTGATGAAATTAGTACCAAAATAGTAAATATTTCTCATTGGACGGCTACTCTCAGGGGAACAGTAACGCGGGATAAATATGGAAGGGATCACGATATTATTTTCAAAAGTTTTACAGAACTTGCTACGCGAATATCAAAAGAAATGTATAAATTGGCAAAGGGTATTGCTTTATTTCGCGGAATGAAAGAGGTTGATAATAGTATTTATAGGATACTTGTCCATGTTGCCCGTTCATCAATACAAACAAGATACGATGAAGTAATGGAAATTATTTACCAAAAGGAACTGGCCGTCATTGCTGAAATAATAAAGCATGTTGGCCTTCCCAGGAATACGATTGAGTTTATACTTGAGAATCTTTCTATGCTTGGTGCAATAGACAAATCTTTACAAGGCGCTGTACCAATATATAGAGTTAAGTCTGAAATATTGGAAATAATAAACAGTTGTGAAATTTATCAATGGAATGGGAGTTCTGGCGGAACTGCAAATTGTATTAAATATGCTGAAAAGAAAAAAAGAGAAATAATATTTATTGATCCTAATGAACTACCTAAATGAAAGGCGAAATAGTATGGCATATAAATTAGAAAAAATAACTAAAAATGGTGTTCAAACATTTTGGTTAATACGAAATCAATGGACAGATGCATCAAAATTACAACATACCAAAACTGTTGCTGTTTGTTATTCTCTTGCAATAGCCCATATTTGTTATGAAGCAGTAAAAGGCATCAAGAAAATGTGCCCAAATATGAAAAGCGGAAAATGTTCTGTTGATTGGTAAATATAACAATAAATAAAGGAGGGTAATGTGATTACGAGGAAAAAAGAAACAATAATTACTATTAAACCTGATAGTAAAATAGAATCTGTTTCTATAAATTCTGTAAAATTATGGAAAGGAAATCCGAGAAAGAACAAAGAAGCAATTCCCAAATTAATGGAATTGTTAAAAGTAAAAGGACAAGTTACGCCTATAGTTGTATGGAAAAAGAATAAGGTTATTTATAAAGGAAATACTACATGGGAAGCAATGAAACAATTAGGATATAAAGTAATTAATGTTTTATTCGTTGATTTCCCATCAGAACAATCGGCAATAAGTTATGGCATATCGGATAACAAAAGCAGTGAGTGGTCACAGTGGGATGATAGTATCCTGAATAAAATGATGTCTCAGGATTCATTTGATTTTTCAGGAACAGGTTTTCTTCTTGATAAAGATGATCGAGTAAAATTCAGTGAAACCGTAATCGTTAAAAAAGAAATTGTTCCTATAATAAAAGAAGAAGAAAAGGTAAATAAAGATTACAATGAATTTGATATTACTGAAAATCAGGAATATCTTGATTTTATCAATACAAAAATTCCTATCGTTTCTCCAAATGGTTTTGATATCCCTATCACGGCAATACATAAAAAAGCATTTCCTTTTCAGAAAGATGTTATACGTTGGGCAATATTAAAAGGAAGATGTGCAATTTTCACTGGAACGGGAACGGGAAAAACGATCATGCAATTAGAATGGGCACGATTGATTAATGAAAAAACAAAAAAGCCTGTTCTTATTTTTGCACCTCTTGCAACGGCAAACCAGGCAATTGCGGAAGCAAAAAGTATTGGAATAAATTTGCTTTATTTGTCTGATGGAATATTATCAAAAGATATAAATATTTATGTGACAAATTACGAACGCATTGGAAAAATGAATGCTGACGATTTCTCAGCTGTCGTGCTTGATGAAAGCAGTTGCATTAAAAATTATGAAGGTGCAATAAGAAATGAAGTCCTTGAAAAGTTTTATAAAACACCGTATAAACTTTGCTGTTCTGCCACACCTGCACCAAATGATTATATGGAAATAGGAACACAAGCGGAATTCTTAGGAATAATGAGAAGATCAGAAATGCTTTCAATGTACTTTGTTCATGACGGATTCAAAACTTCACAATGGAGATTGAAAGGTCATGCAAAAGAAGACTTCTGGAAATGGATGGCCAATTGGTGCGTAATGTTCGATCATCCAAAAGACATGGCATATACGGGAGATTATTTAAAGTTTTTTGATCTTCCGGAATTACAATATCATATTGTAGAATGTGAAACAGATTTTATAAGCAAAGATACCGGTATTACCGGAAGGATAAAAGCAAGAAAGGATTCCATTGATGTTCGAGTTAATGAGGCAATAAAAATAATCAATAATGAGATAAAAGAAAAGCCTTGTGTAATATGGGTAGATTTGAATAATGAAGGTGATTCTCTTGAAACATTACTCAATGTAAATCAAGTAAAAGGTTCGGATAGTATTGAAATAAAAGAAAAATTATTGACTGATTTTAGTACTGGAAAAATAAAAAAATTAGTTACTAAGGCAAGCATTGCTGGATTTGGGATGAATTGGCAACACTGCCATAATATGATATTTGTCGGAATGTCAGATAGTTTTGAAAGGTATTACCAAGCAATACGACGTTGTTGGCGTGCCGGGCAGAAAGAAACTGTTCATGTTTATTGCATTGTTTCATCTGCTGAGAAAAACGTATTGACTAATATTCAACGTAAAGAATATGAATTTACTCAGATGAAAAAAGAAATGATTGATTTTATGAAAGATTCTATTCAACAAAATCTTAAAGCGCCAAAGATATTCAAAGCAGAGTACAAAGAAGCAAAAGTACAAAAAGATAATTATGTACTTTATATGGGTGATTGTATTTCTATCATGGAAAAATTCAAAGACAATTCAATTGATTACTGTGTATTTTCTCCTCCTTTTGCATCTTTGTATACCTATTCAGATTCTCCCAGGGATATGGGAAATTGCATTGACTATCATCAATTTTTCAATCAGTTTAAATTCTTTGGAAAGCATTTACTCAGAATAATAAATCCTGGAAGAAATTTTTCATTTCATGTATTGAATTTGCCAACAACTTTAACAAGAGATGGATACATTGGAATAACTAATTTTAGGGATTTATGTATCCGAATGTTTCAGGAACTTGGATTTATTTATCATAGTGAGGTATGTATATGGAAGAGTCCCGTTGTTTCTATGCAACGCACAAAGGCACTTGGATTGCTTCATAAGCAATTGAAAAAGGATTCTGCTATGTGCCGTCAAGGTATTCCTGATTATGTTGTGACTATGCGAAAGCCTGGAATAAATGGAAAAAGAATAGTACATACTAATACTTCTTTTCCAGTGAAAGAATGGCAGGAATATGCTTCCCCTATTTGGATGGACATTAATCCATCAGATACTTTGCAAAAGAACAGTGCAAGAGAATTTGAGGATGAACGGCATATTTGCCCACTTCAGCTTTCTGTCATTGAAAGATGTCTTCGTTTGTGGTCTTTACAAGGAGATACTGTTCTTGATCCTTTCGGCGGAATAGGAAGTACCGGATATGTTGCGCTGAAAATGGAAAGAAAATTTATAGGGATAGAGTTAAAAGAATCGTATTTTACTCAAATGAAAGGAAATTGTGAGGCAGTAAAATGAAATTAGTTTATATTGCTTCGCCATATTCAATAGGTTGTAAAGAAGAAAATGTTAATAAACAAATTGATTTTGCTGAATTGATCATGTTACTTGGCCATTGTCCCATCATTCCGTTATATAGCCATTATCACGAATTAAGACATTCTCATGATTATAAAGAATGGATTGAAATTGATAAAGCAAAAATACTGAAATGTGATATGCTTGTCCGATTGCCGGGAGAAAGCAAAGGCGCTGATATTGAATGTCAATTTGCTTATGAACATAATATTCCTATTATTAAATTATAAAAGGAGAATGAAATGATTACTAAAAAACAAGATAATATTGAAGAAGTATCACTATTATCGGTAAAACTGTGGAATGATAATCCACGCATCAATGATGCCGCCGTACCAAAACTTATGGAAATATTAAAGGTCCGCGGACAGGTCACACCTATTGTCGTGTGGCATAAGAATATGACCATATACAAGGGAAATACCACATGGAAGGCAATAAAGAAACTCGGATGGCCTAAGATCAAAGTCTTATTCGTAGACTTTCCCAGTGAACAGGCTGCCATAGCGTATGGTATTGCCGACAATAAATCAAGTGAGTGGTCACAGTGGGATGATAGCGTATTATTAAGATTTATGGATAATAGGGAAATAGTAACCAATTCAGGATTCAATGAAGTAGAGGTAAAAAATCTTTTTGAACCTTTGATAAATAAGGAAAAGGAAATAGGAGAATTAGAAACCGAACATGAATGCCCAAAATGTGGGTACCGATACTAAAATGATAACAAGAAAAATAGAATATAATGAAAATAGAGAATTGTCCGATATGGTAAAAAAAATAGCAAAATATCAACCTACAGTAATTAGTACGTTTGCCGGAGGTGGAGGATCAAGCCTTGGGTATCACTGGGCAGGATATAAAGAATTGCTCGCAATAGATTTCGATCAAAATTCTTGTGATACTTTGAAAGCAAACTTTGATTTTCCAGTATGGCAAAGAGACATTAAAGAAGTAACCCCCGAAGAAATACTTTCTTTTTGCAAAATAAAAAAAGGAGAATTGGATGTCCTTGATGGTTCTCCTCCATGCCAGGGATTTTCTACTGCCGGAAAAAGAATAGTTTCTGATGACAGAAATACTTTATTTCTTGAATATGTTAGATTGATAAAGGGTCTTCAACCAAAAGTATTTATTATGGAAAACGTTTCTGGCATGATGAAAGGAACGATGAAAGGCATATTCAATGAAATATTGGAAATATTAAAAGGAACAGGATATATTGTAAAATGCAAATTGATGAATGCAATGTGGTATGAAGTTCCACAAAGCAGGGAACGCTTAATATTCATTGGAGTAAGAAAAGATATTGGAAAAGAACCGATTTTTCCTGTTCCTGGTAAGAAAGTAATAACGGTAAAAGAGGCATTGAAAGGAATACAAAATAATGAAATGCCACCAAATCTTTCTACTTGTTTTTTAAAATTAATTCCTGAAATGAAACAAGGCCAATCAATGAATGATGTAAGTCAAGAAAATAAACATTTTCAAACTATACGTATATATGCAAATAAAGTTTGTCCGACAATAACAAAAATTATTGGCGGTATTGGCTTTGGAAGTTTAATTCATCCATTTGAAAATAGAGTTTTTTCTATAAATGAATTATTAAGGTTTTGTTCTTTTCCTGATAATTATAAATTGTTTGGAAGTTACCAGGAACGTAAAGCAAGATTAGGAAATGCTGTCATGCCAAAAATGATGTTCCATATTGCAAAGGAGATACGGTGCCTATTATAAATGAAAAAGATATGATTGAAATAATAAAATCAGGAAAAGAAGTGATTTTGTTAGAACCCAATTATCCAAGAAAATACCCTCCTTTGGGACTTATGAAAATTGCAACTATGCTTAAAGGAAAGAAAGTTTATTTTCATCGGTTTGCGTACAATGCCATATTTTTTAAAAATGTTGATCTTGTTTGCATTACTTCATTATTTACTTATGATCTTGATAAGGTTCAACAAAGCATTAATGATGTAAAAAAATATTGCCCGAAAGCTAAAATATTGCTTGGTGGAATAGCGGCATCATTAATAACAAATGAAATTGATAAACAATATCCTGATATTTTTATTTTTAAGGGGTATTCAAAAATACTTGATGAAAATATTCCTGATTATAATATTGACTGGAAAGTAGAAGACCCGTATGATAAATATTCTATCGTTTTTACTACAAGAGGGTGTGTCAATAAATGCGGATATTGTGCAGTACCGAGGATAGAGCCCGGACTTTGGATAAATCCAATATGGAAAGATTGCATTAAACTTGATAAAAAATATGTTATGATTTTTGATAATAATATTCCTGCTTTTCCTGGCCATGCTTTAAATGTCATTTCATATCTTGTAAAGATAGAAAAAAAAGTTATGTTTGAAAATGGTCTTGATTGCAAATGGATTGATAATAAAATTGCAGGAGAACTCGCTAAGATAAATTATGTAACAAGCGGTTTACGACTTGCTTTTGATCGTATTTCCGATGAAGGCATATTTCAAAAATCTATAAAATTATTATTATCAAAAGGAATATCAAAGTACAGTATCATGGCCTATGCTTTATTTAATTTTACGGATAATATTAATGAGGCAAATTATCGAATGCGAGAATGTGTCAGACTTAAAATACGTCCATATCCTCAACAATATAGTCCGTTAAATATTACTTCTCGTGATAATCATTTTATTGGAAAACACTGGGATAAAATAACTCTCAGGGCATTCAGAAATTTTTGGTTACTTGCAGGATATTACCAGAAGATGACATTTAATGAATGGCTTGATATGCCTAAAGGACCGGGACAGGGTTATACTGGTTCACAAAGGACAAATAAAAATGAATAAGGAGAAGCATTCTAAAAATATTTTAGATAGATGGGAAATATGCAAAAAAAATAAGTCTTTTGAAACATTTCAATCTGTTAAACTTGATCCAAATGATGTTTCTCCGACATTGATTAAAACGCACAGACATTGGCATTGGTTAGAACCAAGACATTTAACAGATAACGAATTAAAAGCAATATGTTCTTTTCCCATTGATTATAAAATAAAAGGAGATGCTGGTATTTTACTTGGAAATGCTGTTATGCCAAAGATGATGTATCATATAGCAAAACATATAAAAGAGAATATACTTATATGATCATAAATAAAGCAATACTCGGTGGTGCACTCGCATGTTTATTTGATGATAAAACCGATGTGTGCTCAATAGAACCTGATGGGACTATTGTGGCAAGCAATCGTTTACTTTTGTATATTTCCGAACCAGTCAAAACCGAAGTTTTAAATAGAATACCTTTTGGGGATCATAACCCATTAAAAGAAGCATGCATATTCCCGAAGTCAGCAATAGAAATGTTGTTCAAGTCAATTCAGAAGGACACCCTTTTTAAGGGCATACTCGAACACGCTTCCATCTCACTGATAGATAGGCCTTTGGTAAACATTGAAACCCGTTCAGGTACACAGTCTCAGCATTTTGAATTACGAAGAATTAATAGACCTATAGGAGATTGGAAAAAGGTATTCATGGAAACGTGGCAGGGTACTGCTTTACCGTCACCCCAGCGATTCATTTACAATAGGGCACGACTTGAATCAGCTTGCAATGCCCTCTCGGCGGCATGCAAGTATGATGGGCAATTTGCCCCGGTATTCATTGAGCCAAGTGGACAAAATAAAATATTGTGGCGAAGTGTAAATGAACTTACGGGGCAAAGAGTTTGGATCATATTTACCTCAACGGAAATCAAAGAGGAATGGCTTTCTCTTGGAAACTGGGAAAAGTCTATTATTGAACCTATTAAAAAAATAACAAGAAAAATTTAAATGAATGATCCACAAACTAAACAACACTTTTATCAATGCCAAGTATGTAATCCTTTTGGTTGTTTTCAAAGGCTATGTGGAGTTATGCGGGATTTAACTTATTGCCCTGAATCAGAATTATATAGTAAAAAATATCGGGCTGTTTGGAAAGAATTGTCAAAGTATAATCCTAAAAATAAACGATATAAGGAATAATTATGCTTAAAACTATCAGTGTTCGGTACGATCCTACTACCATGGAATTATTAATTACGGACAAGAACATCGGCCAAGATTTTGATGGACAGATATTCATGGATGTCAAAGAAGTCAAGATGGATTTTTCAGATGAATAAACTTGAAGAAGTATGTCGTGAAGTATTGTGTAAAGATTGTTCAAGGAAGCCGGTACAGCAGGTACGAAACATAAAAGAAGTTGAGCAAGTTCTTCATAGTTTAAATCCTGATGAAATGGAAGAAAATGATGAGTGGATTAAACGTTGTTGTGAATGGTTTCTTTTTAAACGTGAAAAAATAGGGGATTAAAATATTTAAAATAAAGTATACTTTTGTATTAATTATTAAGTATATTATTAATATGAATAAAATAAAGAACTGTTTAACAGAAAAACAATTACAAAATTACCCTATACAAATTACTATGACACGGGCAAAAGCCGAATTGTGCAAAGTTTATTCTGTTAAATTACCAAAATGTCCTCGTCCATTTATCGGGAGCATTTCTCACTTTTGTAACTATGCCGTGAACAAACTATTAAAAGAATATGTAAGTGAAAATTATTTAAAATCAATATGTTAGTATTAATTATTTCATCAAACGTATAGTTGTCTGCAATAAACCGGCGACCATATTATAGGCCGCCTGCAAGGAGGTTCATCGTGATAACAAGTTCTGGCGCAAAATGTGACGTGTGCGGCAATTACATACTGCCTGTTCAACCAGACGAGCGTGTCAACAATTTTGCAATCGTCGGTATTGTAAACGCGCTTCATTGCGATAACGCCTGTCGTGTACTGGTTGAACAGGCGATCAAGGAAAAGGATTTTAGACTATTGCCGCACGGCCCGTTACGCGAGGTTTTTGAGAAGCAGGCGGCAGAAGAAATGGGGAGCGCCGGTTTACAGCATACAACAGCGCCATGCTGTTCGGGCGCAGCGCCCACATTGCCGGAGGAACCGGCAACGTCAGCATAGCGCAGAACGTTGGATTCAAGCCCCGCTGCGCTCTGAGTCCTATAAATTGAAAGGTCGAGCCAAATGACAAACGAAACTGAAGCTGTTTTCAACAACAATCTCACGAATCTTTGTAGGATTTTAGAAACAGCATTAAACGATGCGAAGTTTGGTACAGCCGAAGCAGCAAGGAACGCCATCGCGGGCATGTGTTTGGCTCGACAAAAACTTGTGGAATCGTATGCAGTCAGCGCAGCGGGAGTCCGGGATAAACCCGGCCTGAGCTTGAATCCAACGGCGGTCGTACCAGATTGCCTGTTGGATTCTGTCCGCGCAGACGCGGCCAAAATCCAACAGTCGCAGTCTGAAATGCCGGTAGCCAATGGAGATCAAAAATAAAGCGGCTACCGTCACTTCAGACGGTACGACCGCCGTTGTTTTCAATTTGCCGGGCTTCTGAATGGATAGTCCGGCGCGAGGAGAAACATGAATTATAAGCTCAAATTGACATCGTTGGAACTAAAGAGGAAGGCATTAACAAACTCTATTCGAGAAACTATTCCTTTGGCCTTTCCTGTCGGGTCTATGGTGCATTTTTTTAAGTGGCGAAAAAATATTTCTGCCGAGGTTATTCAGACTTCCGAATTTGGTGAGCAGATCAAGGTGCGAAGTCACACCGGAAACGAATATTGGATTGACGTGTTTTGGTTGCAAAGAACGTAAGATGCGCCGGAAGCAAATCAAGGAAGCCCGGCAAACATAAAAACAACAACCGTATGTTTCCATTTGGGAAAGTGAATATGCGGTTGTACCAAACAGCAACATACTTTCCCGTTAGGCGCAAAATTGCCTGCTCTTTATACAAGTAGGCCGCGCCGAAAAGAGGAAAAATGAAAATAGAATACGGTAAAGGTATTACAGAGTATGGCCCCGGTGTTGATATTTTTCTTACTGGGTTCGATGTTGCTATGGCGATATCGGCGTATTTAATAGCTCACGATATTCATGTGGTTGGGCCTCGCACAATAACCGTAAACAAAGAATTGTGCGATTGTGGAAAAGTATATGTTGATCCGTCCGGTTTTGTTATTCACAATGGAAAAAAGACAGACGGAAGAGGCGCGGCTGACACTGCGGAAGCAGGCAATTCAGCGCCTAACAAACCAAGTGCACCGGAAGCCTAAATGCTGAGTACAGCACTTCGCACTTGGTCAACCGTTAGGCGCAATACCGGCTCCGACCATTTTTAAGAGCGCGCAGGAAATTAAGAAATGAAAATACTGAATCTATACGCTGGCATCGGGGGCAACCGCAAGTTGTGGACGGATTGCGAAGTAACAGCTGTGGAACTCGACCAGAAAATCGCACATTGTTACTTACAATTTTTTCCTCACGATAATGTAGTGGTTGGTGATGCTCACTCTTATTTACAGGAACATTATTCTGAATTTGATTTTATTTGGTCGAGTCCACCTTGCCCAACTCACGGGCAGTATCGGTACAATGTTGGGTTTCGCGCAAAGGGTTATTCGGCGGTATTTCCAGATATGAAACTATACGAAGAAATCATTTTTTTGAAACATTACTTTTCTGGTCTTTATTGTGTTGAGAACACAAAACCTTATTATCAACCGCTCGTTGCCCCATCGGCGGTTTTGGGTAGGCACTTGGTCTGGACAAATTTTAATATTCAGGACAAGCAATTCAAACCGAGCGATATACGAAGCAAAAACGCAATATCCGACTTTACATACGGATTGGACATTTCAAAAAGCAAGATAGAAAACAAAAGGCTGTCGTTGCGGAACTGTACTGATCCAGAATTGGGCTTATACGTTTACGAATCAATCAAGAATGCGCGCTCAGAACAGGGAGCGGAGCCGGTACAGCGCCTAACAGCCGCAGGCCAAAATACCGGCAACACTTTAGTATTGGATTTATAGGCCGGTACTTCGGCCATGCGGCGCACGTTGGCTGCAATGCCCGGTGAACCATGTAAATAGGAGGCTGCAATGTCAGTAAAAGAGTTTTCGCAGGTCGGCTGGTTTAACCCGCAATCTCGCCGTTTTGAATATACCGACATTAAGGACGACAGGATGCGTCGTGGTCAGGGTGATGATGGATATACCGTTCCCGTTTTTGCTGTAGACAAAGATACGGCAAACCGCCTCCAGATTACATTGGAGTCACCGGGCATAGTTCCGGCAGTAGCCGCAGCCAACAAACAAATTGCGTGCGCTACGCAAATTGCCGTACTTGATAAAATAGAGGATTTGTGTGTTAAATTACCTGAAGGAGATCGCGAGGCTGTAACTGCATTAATAGACGATCTTGTACGGCAACTTCGCAATTAGTTGCACGTTATACAAAATTTGCGACGAGTCTGTTTGATAGGCCGCCGCAAGAAAGGAAAATAAAATGGATATAGCGCTTAGTGAAATTATTCGCCTTTCGGGGGAAAACAATGCGCGGCATGATTGGGGTAAACTCAGTGCTCTTGAATCGCTTATGCTTGTTGTTGGGGAATGCGCTGAAGCGGCTGAGTGCATTCGCGGTGGTGATATGGGCCTTCGGTATAGGGCGGATGGCAAACCGGAGGGTTTTGTCTCGGAACTTGCTGATGTAATCATTCGCGCTTGCAACCTAACAGGTGTTGATATTTCGCCTGAGTTAATGATTGAGGCGGTACAACGCAAGCTGGAGTATAACTTTACTCGTCCTGTAAACCATGTGCGGAAAATCTAAGAGCGGCGGCAGAACATTAATGAATCGTCGCAAACTTCGTATAACAGCGGTAGCCCGTTCGCATTCGCACATTGTGAAGCACAACGTCGGGCTTACCGCGGGACCGTTGGTGTAAATGCCGGTGAACCATTACCGGTCGTTGGTGTACATTGCCAGTTGAATATAGGGGGCGCGATGTTATTTAAAAATTTGGTAGTAGGCGAACAATTTTATTTGCGTAGTCTCAGGCGGAGATATACTAAAATTAACGATAATACAGGATGTGCGGGCATTGGTAAATATTGCAAGAGGCATTTTTTTCTTGACGACATAGTGTTCCGCGCCTCCGAAATAAAAGGCAAGCAACCGTCCACCAACAGCCGCTATGCTACGGCGCAATTCAACACGGTAATTCGGTGGTGTCAAGAGCATCATTTTACCATAGGGGCAGAATCTGTTGACAACTTACTAATGCGCCTCAATTCGGCCAAAGAGCCGAACTGCGCATAATCGCACGCGTTGCGACACAATAAACCAAATTTTTCACATTGTAAACCGCGCAGGAGGAGAAAATGAAAATAGCAGGGTTGGTACGCGCAGCGTTAATGCTGGCAGCAGTTGGAACGGCAAAGAAAAGCGGGTTGGCCGTTCCGGTTTTTGGTTCACCGCAAATGTACGGGGGAGATTTCGACATGGGATCGATCATGCGTGCTCGTAAAAATAATCAGCGTGGCAAAAATCAGAAAAGAATGCGCGGTTTTAAACAGCGGTAATTCGGTTTACGTGCGTACAACAAATGCATGGTGGTGTGTACACGCAAATTGCGAAACGCAACTTCACCATGCATCAACGTTGTGGGTAATTTGGCCGCTGATAATAGTGTGGCAAGGAGTAAAAAAATGAAAACAGTTGACGAACTCGCAATAGCGATTATTAACAAAGTAAGAGAAATGTGCACGCTAAGTGATATTTCAAATAGTGACATTGCAAGTATTGCTGGAATTACCATGTCAATTATGTATGAGGAAGACATTAACAATAAAATTGCCGCGCAAGAATCAGCGGAAGCGGCCAAACTCGCGGGCGTAGATGGTGAGCTTAAACCCACAACAGCGCAAGGGCAAGAAATTCATCGTTCGTGCTTAACTTGTGGCGATTACAAAAATTGCATTCGTGGTTGTGGTTGGTCAAACTGCAACGGCGATTTGTGGCAAAAGATACACGAGGATACAAATGTCCTATCGAAAAAGTAAGCGCAGAATACGGATTGAATTGTGGTGGCATGTAAACGGATTTTATCTGATCTTCCACGCATGCCTCGTCGTGATAATTCCAAGCATGATAATTTCCGCTTTGTTGGTGTGGCTCTGCATTTTTCTCGGAATAGGTGGGCGCGATATTTTCCGGCACATCTTATTTTTCATCCCTTGAAAATAAAAAGGCCGCTCGATTGAGCAGCCTTGTTGAATTGCGCGGAAAGTCCGGACCGCGAGGCCGGTGCCACTTGGCCATGGTGTTGATGTTGGGAAAATGGTTATTTTGCGGTTTTGATCCCCTTGATATATTTATGGATCAAACCTATTAGCGCCCACACGCCGCCGATCCCCGCCATGATTGCGGATGCTGTCTGCACTGCCGCGCTATGGTCAAGGCCGAGCTGTTGCAAAACAAAAACCGCCGCAACCATGACCAGGCCAGTGTTCAATTTCTGACCATTGAAAATCTGCCCGAAAATTGCTTTAATCATACCGTCACTCCTTTGTTAAGGTTTAATCGTCATCGCCGTCGTTTTTGAATTGTTTCTCAGTTTTTTCATTCAACGCTTTCAACGTCTCAAAATCCTGCTTTACTATTTTGAGCTTTTTTATTTCCTTGCGCCGTTTCGCAAGATGATATTCGAGATCAATGTCCATTCATGCGTTCCTTTCAAAATGATCCGTGTCTTCAAACGGTTCCCCTTTTGAGTCTTTAAAATTTCCGCCCCACCTGTTCTCGGGCGAAAGACTTTCCCAGTAATCGCCATACCGCTGCAAATCTTCTTTCTTATATGTCAAAACACCTTTGACGAAGAAATTCAAATCTTGCGCGAGCCGTTTCGGGTGGTTGCTATTCATCGTTTTTGACAGTCCGGTTTTAACAAAAAGCGCCTGCATTTCAGTTGTTCTAAATCCCCATCCGAGCGTACACATATCGCCGGAATTTTCGACAAAATTATAGAGCTTTGCAATGTCTCGGATGAAAGCAAATTGATGATTGATTAATTTCATCTTGGCCGCCTTTCGTTTCTTTGTTCAATCATCTTCTTAATTTCATCGTTGTCTTGTCTGATTTCAGTTCTAAGTTCTTTTACAAGGTCCTTCACCTCTTTTATGTCCGCCTTTGTGTCTACTTTAAAATTTATCATCTGTGCGTCGTAATATTTATCGGTAACTTTTAGGGATTTTATTTCTGAATTTGCATTGATTATCATGCTACCACCGCCGATAATAGCTGCCGCCATAACGGTCCCAAGAATTGATAATACCCATGATTGTAATTTCATATCATCCTTTTCAGCATGTCAATAATCAGGTCAAGCTTTTCATCCCGCGTTTTTTCCAACTTTGAAAGGCGTTCGTCGAACGAGTCCATACGAACATTAATCAACCCTATGTTTCTTTCTCGTTGCGCGCATACGCCGCACATATCGGCTATTGATTCACCTGCCGCGCCCGTGGTTTCTCGCAATTGATCCAGTTTTTCTTCCCTGACGCTTTCACTGCCAGCCATGATTATTCCACCCATTTCATTGAGTCAGGCACTACTTTTTGCGGCACGTATGCTCCGATTTTCATCGTGTCCAGAACGATCTTCCCCGTTTTGATTTTGTATATGTTGACATACGGGTACATCGAATCCGCCCCACCCCCCATAAATGGCCCTGCGGGATAGTGGATGTAAAACGCTTTTATCTTTGTGCTGTCGGCGTTGAATTTAATATGGTCCAGTTTGTCATTCTTGCCGATCTGTGAAAACGAGAACGCCGTGATTGCAAAAACAAGAAGAAGTGATTTCATGAAAGACCTTTCTATTCGAGATAATACGGTATTTTGTAATTTTGGCCACTTATTACAATCTTGACCCATCCGGCCGGTTTTGCCAAAAGCGTATCAATTGCCGGAACAGCAGTACCTCTATAAACCTGATAAACTCCACCTCCTGTAGCCATTTGTGCCGATGTTGGTGGAGTCGTTGTATGCCCGCCCTTGAATTTTATATCGTTTAGCAATGTAACCGAAGTGTCGGCCTGTTGTGCCTCTATTAATCTGACGGAATCTCCGGTTATTACATAAAAACTACCACCGGCAAACCAGGTTCGGTTTGTATTGTTACCTCTTACCCAATTATCAAAATCTTCGGGTGGAAAAAAAGAGAATCCGCCGCCACTATAAAGACCTCCGCCGATATTTAAAGCTTGCGTTGCGTCAATTGTATCACTTTTTACAAGCACTGTTCCGTCCGGTTGCCCTTGTCCACCTCTTGCCAGAATTTCCCATTGCGATTTTACGCCGGATGATGCAACGGTTCCTATTTGTCGATTGATAATTCCACCCGCGTTAAGCCGTGTATCATCGGTAACATTTACACCATACGCTGTCATTCCGCCAAGCGTGTCCTGGTCGCTGGTAGCCACGAGCGTTCCAATAGTTGCCGATCCGCTACGCTGGAATTGTATTTTGGGAGTTTGCGTATAGCCTGAGATAATTTGAGTTATTGCAGATGCGGACGCGATTTCGTTCTTTGCACCTGGCGCTGTCGTACCGATGCCGAAGAGGCCCGTATTGTGTTTTATGCATAAAATATTGTCTGCCTGCACCCCTCCAGCATCGTCAATTGACCGAAATTTTGTGACGTTGCTTTCCGTATTAATTTGCATGTGTTTACAATGTGCAGCTGCATCTATATCAACCAGGTCGATTATAGCAGCGGTGCCCTGTATTGCTATGCGTGCAACGTCGGCCGCATTATACAAATTCAGTATTTTTTGAGATGCTATCGTGATACCGTTTATTACGTCCGGCGCAGTCGTGCCGATGCCTACCCCCGCCGCATTTTCCGCAAGGTGCAGGGAGTTTCCAATTGTATTCGTGCCCGACATAATGGCGATTTTGTTTGTCGTATTGCTCGTAAACAGCGCCGCCATTTCCGCAGCGGTCAGGGCGGCAAGGGACATTACCCCACTTGTCAACAACGGGCGGCCTGTGCCGAGGGGTGCAAACGTATACGTGCCGTCTGCTCCTATCGTGAGTCGTATGGTATTATTTGTACCAATGTAAGCAGGATGATTTGAGGATGTGCCTAATAAAAACCCACTGCGAACATCATCATATTGAGTTAAAAAATAACCCGTAACTATCCCATTTCCAGACTCAAATTTCATCCCTGAAAAATTGAATGTTGTCGCGCCATCTCCCTTTGTCACAAGTGGATTTAAAAACCGTATTCCTGGCCAACCGCTACCACTGGTTGGTCCGTTTCCACTGCGCTGGACTGTTATCATTGCGTTTTGCAACTCACCGATTGTAGTAGGGCCAAACCCAATGTTGCCCGCATATTCAGCCGTACCAGAATACCCACCGCGCATTATCATTCGTATCTTTGGAGAGCCGAGAGAGCCGCCGGAAATTGTTATGGTCTGGTCGTCAACATCCGAAAACGCATTTATGTTAACAACCCTGCTCCCTAAGTCAAAATAAAAACCACCAAGCCACGTTGTTGTATATCCTGGATATGCAAATCCCATGTACCGCGTTAATCCGTCTGTTTGTAAATTTCCGGCAAAAGACAATGTTGCTCCGCTCTGACTCAGCAAGCTCGGCCCCCACGCCGCCCCTGCCGCAGCGACCGGGAGAGTACCGACGGTCACGCCGTGATTGCGGGCGTTTAGGGCTGTGTCGGCTTTGACCGATGAGTCGGCCTTGGCATGGAGCAAAAGAAATGCAGACGAATGTAAGCCGTCAAGAAGATTTGCGCCCCTTGCTGTATCTACAACACTACCCCAATCACGCCCAGCCCACTTGCCAGCGTCGAGGGAACTGTCGGCTATCCCGCCTGTCATTCCGTCAACTGTAGGGTTAGGATACGAGCCGCCCAGACCACCTCCGGCCGCCGATGTGGGATATGCTTTTGTCGCGCTATCGGCCGTACCCTGAAACCGCGTCGCGGTCATAATCGGCGCTGAAATCCCCTTAACTGATACTGTGCTATCGTTGATTTTAGTCAACCCTGTTATATAGCATGTGCCCCCGATTGTAAAAAAACTCGAAGATGCCGACGCGCCTACCCTCGGATTTGTCGTGTTGTCAAAAAATTGACTGACTCCCAGCGTATCAACTCCGGTAAATTTGGCAAGGTAATTTGTCGTGCCGGAAACGTTGACCCTCGGTAAATAGCGATTGTCAACACATAAGGCCGTATCGGATTTGTGTACGCTGTCCTTCCACGCCAGCGCCGCTCCCGTCCAATATAACGCCCCCACCGCGTGACCAGGAACCGTGTCTGTGTTGATCTTTGTCACCTTCGGAGCTGGGTACTGGCCGGATAGATCACCCGTTGCGCGGGAAGTAGGATAGGCTTTTGCGGCGGAGTCGGCAGTTGCGTGTAAACCAAGTGCCTCAATATCTATAAGTACTTGTGCTTTAGTTCGCCTTTTAATTTTACCTTGTTGCTGAACGAGAAAAGAATCCGACGCAGCCGTTGCCGCTGATGACTTTAACATTTTTATAGAATCAGTAGTCATTTCATAACTACTGACCATAAATATAAATAACAAAATTAAAGTAAACGCATTCCTGTATCGGTCCATGTTAATCCTCCGTCTGCTGTAATTTTTATACCAAGTCGAACATTCCCATCTTCAGTTATTTCAAACAATCCATAATGTTCACTTATTTTAGTCACACCATTTACAGGCGCAACACATATTCTTCTCACACCAAGATGGTCTGTATACGAAAGCAATCCTGTATCTGTCGCTGGGGCAATTTTACATGGGCCCATATCATCTGCGAGAATTGCATCAGTTTGATTTGCCGTCGTAAAATAAATTTTTGCCGCACCAGCTTGATTGTATATATTATCATGTGCCATTATAATACTCCCTGCTTTCCAGGATTAGTATTAATCAAGGTGTCTTGCCATAGTTGACCAATTATCTCCAGTGAATCCTGAAAGCTAAACCCATCAGGTATTGTATCTGAAAACATAATAGCCTTTATATCGGCCTCATGTTCCCCATTTGGGTTAATGGTTATATCTTCAAGGATGCATTCAATCAATACATTTCCGGTATGATGTGGTAATTGAATTTTAAAACGATGACATTCTTCCCAACCATCAACCTTTGTTGCGGAAGTTCTTAATTCAATTTCAGGATTGTACATCCAGTCACACCAGTCAATCAAGTGTTGCATTGCAGTATCATAGTCATACACAAAATCGAGATCGGTCATATCACTGGGAGGCGGTTCTGTTGCGTGAACCCGTTTCATTAAGTTGACACAACGATCATACACATAAACGGCAGTAGCTTGACTTTGGCAACCTATTACAAAAGAAAGTTTTTGTGCCGCTGTTGGATTTTCAAAATCAACATTTGTCATTTTAATTATAGAATCAAAATTTCCTGTAGCCATATTTTTATTATACCGAACAAAAGGCTCAGTATAAATATCCCCAGAGTCGGGTTCAATAATTTGTATTGAAGATCGATCAACGATGTCATTAATGGTTATTGTATCCGCTGGAGAAAGAGTTGCTTTGCGAATAGACTTGACACATTCATTGCCATCTTTATCTATCCAGTTTGCCATTCCAAATTGGTAGCATAGTTTGCGCTTGACAATGTTAGTCCACGCATCATCATAATTTAAAATTTGACCGGACACATTCATAGATTTAAGGGCAACAAAGTTAGCATCCGTTGTATCATCAAAACTACCATCACCAGCTGTTTTGATCAAAGCATTTTTCCAATAAGACTTACCCCACCCAAGTGCGTCTGTAAAATCATTTTCACTGCCTTGTTGTAAACGACAGAATAATTCAAGAACGTCAACTGGATTTGAAATTAGGGAGTTCCATGTTTTACGGGAACCCCAAGTATTATTAAAAATTCTACCAGAAAATTTTCCGTATAATTCATTAGCTATTGAAGCAACAGATTTACAAATTAATGAAAGTTCATAAATTTTTATAAGATGTTCAAATGGTGTAGCCGTTACTTGGTCTCCCATAGGATATAAAATTAATCCAATTTTATAAATAGATTTTAATTGATTGATATTGGTTATTTCAATTAATTGAAAATTAGTGTATCCAAAAATTGCTCTCATTTGATCCACAACAGTTGGATTAAATCTAAATGCCTTATTACTATCGGGGCATGTTCTATTTAAAAAATAAAAATCAGGTAGATTATCTATTTTTCCACCAAGAGTACCATCATCACAATATTTTGCGCCTAAAGTGTTTGATAATATATAGTATGAAAATCCCATAAAACGTCGATATTTGAGTTTAACATAAGTATTCTGAAAACCATAATTTTCCTTACTAATATGTGATTCAAGTTTGATACCTAAATAATAATTAGAATATTCAATTAATATTTTTGATAAATCTATTTCACACTCAAAAGCAATTGCTGCAAGTAAATTAAGTCCACTTATCTTAGTAGCATTAAGCGTTGCTCGTTTTTCTGTTGCATCATCTTTATCAAAAGCTGGAATTGAATTTGATGAAGGAACATTTTCAAATAGATTTGAGTTAATTGTTAATGGTGATTCAACAACAGCATATATATTTTCAACTGAATCTTGAGATATAAGTGTCGCTTCCTCCCATAAATCCAAATTAGGAGCAACAAATTTAGTCAGATTTTTAAGGGGAAAAATGTCAAATGATATTAATTGATCTGGGCTTCCATCAAACATTTCCAAATTAATTGATATTTTATTCTTTAAAGAATCAATGATTGACTTATATCCGTAATTAGAAATAGGGGCAAACCCCGCTGCATCCGTATGTACGGCTAATCTTGGATAATCAGTATTTACAATTGCATCCCCATCTTCATCAACAAACCCCTTACATGCAACAGTTTCGGCATTATACTCAAAAGGTATATTAACAATTTGAACCCAAGCATTATAATCTGCTGTTGCGGCCGCGTTTACCACCAAGTCTTTCTCAAAAAAGCTTTCAAGAACAACCAAGGCAGTAAGACCAGTTCCAATAAAATAATAACCTTGCACAACAGTTAAACCAACAGTGGCATCCGCATTAGCATCAACGGTTATAGTTGTTGCTGTTTTTGATAATACAGTCAAATCAAAAGATTCACTAACAAAACCATTACTGCAAAAAACTTTTGTTCCTACGACAATATCTTTTGTATCTGATATACCAGTGATAATGGGAGAACCACTTGTTGCATTTCCAGCTAATGAAGCATGCTTAACTATCTTGCGATACTTACCAGTAAACATTGTTCCATCAGATGCACCGCCAACCACAACTTGAATATATTTTTCTGATAAATCCGATGTAAATGCACCAATTACACTTGACCCGAATTGTATTTTATAAACAAGATGTGCTTCAGTAACATCATCACCATAAGCCACTAACGGAAATACATTAGCACCACTTGGAATACAATAGTTTGAAGCATCTTTATAATTTGTATAAACAGTTTGTTTTTCACTTGTCCGAATTAACTTTGCATATCGGTTAAGTGATCCCGTAATAGGAAACATTTCTCCCAGCGTTATAGGAATCATTTCACCATTTCGATCATCACCGGCTAACTTAAAGTTTCCGCTTGTTGCATCATTACTAATAAGTATACCGGGATTTGCTATTCGCTTATTATAAATTCCATGAACAGGAATCTTAAAACGCTTGGTTGTCCATGTTGGTTTTTCACATTCTCCCAACCACTGGGAAGCCTTTACTGACATACTTTCATTGCTTGAGAATTTAAAAATACGTGCCACAAGTCCATTAAAAAATACACCACGTTGTGACATTTTATTTTGAAATCTATTTGTATTTTTAACTTCAATTTTGGTATTTCCCGGAATCGCAATATTTCCCATTCGTTTTAAATCTATCTTACGTGAAAATGAATCAATGCCATTCTCCATTAAAATACCACTTTTCCAGCTTTCAGTTAATCCTGTAATGTCATTTTGGATCAATTGAAAAACTGAGTCAGCTTGTACTCTTCCGGTGGCTGACACATTATAAGCTTGTGTAGTGGGCCAAAGAAGACCAACTATCCCAGTGGTAGAACTAACATTTGTAATAATATTTGATTCAGAATTAGCAGCATCACGTATGGTAACGACATGCCTTTCATCATAATCAAGTAAATTAAGTGATAGCGTTGCAACATTAATTGTAGTCACATCTTTCGGGATACTTGTTGTTAGATTAAATATCCTATTGTAAAGACCTATATCACTATCCATTGTAACTGGAAGGCTTCGGTCATTTAGCTTTATTCTAACACCATAAACAGTAGATGTTGACATTGTTTATCCTGATATGTATTGTACGTTTAAGCCAAACTCAAACTTATTAAAAGCAGAATTGATAATTGATATTTGATCCTGAATTAAACTTACGGTATATTCCCCCGACGTTTGCTTATCTCGACCAAAAGCATAATGGTAGGGTTGTGTTGATAGCAAAAATTGACCATCACGTATACCTATAAGATAGCTTAGAATAGCTGCCGTTTTACCAGTACCACAAGATAAATTAATTCCAGTTCTCCAAGATGAAGCAACTCTTCCTCTGTCAATAAAATTTAATGTTCCATTTTCTGTTATATTATAAACCATTCCATTATTTTCATCTGGATCAAAATAACTTTCCGGGAAACGTATATTATCAACAGTACCTATTGACAAACTACCTTCATTAATTTCAGCGGGTAGTGCAAACGCTGGGAAAGTGCTTTGGTTAAAAATAGAAATTGCTACTTTAAAATATCGAAACGGGCTTTCTTGGATCTTTTCAGTATTATTAATTATAACAGCAACTGTAAAAGGTCCAACATCACCACGCAATGGGGTAAATGGAAAGAAACCAGAACCTGTATTCATATCAATGACACTATCGTTTTCTGCTCTTCCTTTACCACTGGTTTTCATAAATTCATTAAATAAAGTCATATCATTTTCATCTAATATCAAATCACAATCACAACGATATTTGTCAAGTGTGTTATCATAAGCATACATGGTTTTTAATCCAGTATCCAGAGTGTCAATATCAAAAGGTAAATCAATTATAGACTTGTAACCATATTCAGGTATGGTTAAGTCAACATAATGTGATCCATAACTATGTGATAGTCTAAGTTTACCATCAGCGAATGGCATTTTAGGAACCTTTCAGCATGCTTTTAAAGCGTTCCAAACGACCAGTACGATTCGCATTATTTAACAAGTATTCAATTTTATCAACGGTAGTTGAATCCGTATTACCATTAAAATTAAAAGTAAGGTTATCACCCATCATGTTTTTAGTTTCATTTTTAGTGTATACCTGAGAATGTGCCGGGAGTGAAATCATTTCATCCTTATGAACATAAGCCAAACCACCTGGGGCATCACGTGTACCTGTTTCAAAAGAAGAGATAGCACCTTTTGCAACTGCTGCACCAGCCACAATTGCTGCTGCTTCAGCTATACTTACGATAGTACCGGCAACATATCCCATAGAAGTTTCATTTTGTAATGTATTGGAAGCAACAGCAGCCAGTGCCCACTTTTCAATATAATCAACCGCCAAACTCAGCATTGCCTTCATACCTTTTTTAGCATTAAAAGTACCCTGTTCATATCCTTCCATTAAAGCACGTGTTTCACTTTCCGTTATACTAAGAATTGCTCTACGTTTTTTATCTGCAATTTCGACTTCAGTTAATGACAGCTTTTCTTTATTTTTAAGATACGTCTCATAAGAAATATTTGCATTATTATAATATGTTTCATTCATATCTTTTAACTGTTGAAGATTATTAGCATGCGGTTTCAACATTGCAGATTCAAAAGCCAAATACTTACGATGAGCCATTTCTATTTGTTCTTCTGTTTGTTTTGGAGCCATCGTAGCTAAAAATTGTTGTCCCTGTGCCATTAAATTTGAAACATTAAATTCATTTGTTCCTTTTTGAAATTTTACTGCGGGGGAAGTAGTTAATGCTTTTCCTACCCCGGTTCCGCCAACTTCAAATTCTTTTTTATTCATTCTTTCCAAAAGGTCTTTAATCTCTTGTGCATAACGAAGTTTTATATATTTAATTTGATCCTCATGACCAGCATGTAAATCGATTTCTTTTGCCATTTCTTCTCGAAGAGCAATGAGTTTTCCGGCATTAGTAGTTTTTAAATAGTTTTCTCGAAGTTTTGATGTTTCTTCTTCCTCCCGTTTAATTTCATCTTTTCTTTGTTCTATTTGAGCATAAAAACGAGCTTCTCTATTTCCAGCCTCAAATTTTTCTACAAATGCCGCAGCCTTTTCAAGTTGTTCTTTACTCGCATGACTTGCAAAAGGATTTGGATTTTTATCAGAAATTAATTTTTTTGATTTTTCATAAACATCCTGTTGTGTACTGACTGTAAAATATTTCATAGTCTCTTCAAAATAATTACTCACTGCTAATTTTGCTTTATCCCAAAGAGGTATTGTTTCATTTAGCGCATCCTGTTGTCCTTTAAATCTTTTATTTAATCCTGCAATGGCAGATTCGATTTTTTCGGTACTTCCTGCAACACCATCGAGAGATATACCATACCTCCCCAGCGTTTTTGAATTACTTTCAATAGCAACACCTACTATATTTGCAGCCGTCGCAAGATTAATTCCTTTTGCCGCAGCAAGATTCATTATTGCTGGGATAAGTCTTTTTATTTGATCTTCATCTTTTACGTAATTTGCAAGTCTTTCTTGGGCAAGAACAATACCAGAACGTTCCATTGTATTAAGTTTTGCTAATGATGAAGATTGTTCATTTAAAGCGGATGAATAATACCCAAGTCCTGCAGTAAGTTGAATGCTTGCTCTTTGCATTTCTCTTGCGGCTTCGTATCCTTCCTTTAATTTACTTATTAAAAATCCAGCAGAAGCAACGCCCGCCATTGCGGGGATAAGTTTCATAAATGATGCTGTAATAGTATTCCCCATTTTTGCACCTGTTTGGGTCAGTACTTCATTATCATTTTTAAATTTTGTCATCATTACATGAAGTTTATCCCCCACAGTTTCGGTTTCATCAATAGTTTTTGCCATTGCGACTTTACGAAGTTCTCTATCTTTAACTAAGTCAAGAGATGCTTTTGCAAAAACTTGTTTATGATTATTACCAAAGTTATTAATAGCATTTGTCGCAGTAGTTGTACTATTGGTTACGTCATTAAATACTTTATCTGTTGATTGCCCAAATTTAACAATATTGCTTTCAATTATCTTGATATTGGTTGAAATATAATCTTTCAACCGAGCTTCAACTGATAGAGGAGGAAGGTCTATTTCATTACCCATTATTTATTCTCCACTAATTTAAGTTTAAATTCATTAAATTTCTTTTCATAATACTGATAAGCGAAAAAAAATCTATATGAACAATTTTCAATACTTGGCATTTGAGCACCCGGAAAGTCTTTATAATAACGATAAATTTTCATAAAATCTCCAAGAGACTTTGGGATAAAATTATTAGGACAGTTCCAGTATCTAAAATGAATACCATTCTCGATTTCTTCATAGGGTGGAATGGACATTTGCGCTTTTTGCTCGCAGCCCCATACGCTGGGAAAAACATTTTTTTCACCTTCGCATTTTGAACATTCAAATTTCCCTTTAAATATTCCAGCGTGAAATCCTGCTATTATTCTAAACCCAACAGTTCATCCGGGGCAAGAATTGAACGTTCATTAATTGCCTCTTGTAATTCAACTTGCAACTTAATTGGAAGCATTTTTATTAAATCATCAATATTTTGTTCTTTTGATAGATCAAACGAAAAAATCTTCCCATCTTCAGTTATCAAATTTTTAACTTTGATAATACCTTTTCTCAAGGTATGAATACGTGCTGATCCACTATTCATAATCAATCTTGATTTATTTTTATCATGTTCATCATATTCAAAAAATCCAGCCTTATCCTCTGCTTCTGCAACATCAATGCCATTTTTAGAACGCAATGTAAAAACAGGCCAAAGATTTCTGTCAATCTTAGCATTTTTATCACGAAATGCCTTAGGAACATAAGTAAAATTGGCTTCGGTTTGAAATGCAAGAAACCCTTTTAGTCTTGCTTTTGTTTTGTCATCTAAAATAACATTCTTGACTTCCATAAGCCCTCCATTGTAAAAAGTGAAAAGCCCTCATTATAAAAAGAGAACAGGGGGGAAGGGCGAGGGCTGTATCCCTTCAAGCAAAAGCTCGTCCCCCTGTCATTCATTATTCTGCTCCTTGCAAAATTTTCAATTCATCATTACCAAGATTACGTGTAAGAATACATTTGACTTGATTCGTCACCCGTCCTTCACGTTCCCCTGGTTTATACGCCTGAATAATCTGGGCCTTTGGTGCTGAGATAGTTATCGGGATTGTACCACCGCCGATTGTTTCCGAATAAGCACCAAGAGTATTTCCCGTCTGTCTTGCAAACTGACTATTAGTTGCAATAAGAGACATTGCTGGATCAATTTCAATAGTAGGTTCACGATCGACGATACGTGCGCCTTCAATTCCTTCCGCCTTTGTGGAATCTCCCCATAGTTCTACTTTGTTTCCAAGATCAATTGTGATCTTGTCAAAATACTGCGTCTCTGCAAATAACGAAGTCGTACAAGCGAGAACAGCCTGAGGAAGTGCTGCGTCAAAACCAGTCGGAACGATTTGACTCGCAAAAGCGCGATCAGTTATACCAACGAGAACACCGTCAAAATCAAAATCAATTCTCTTTGGTAAACCAACCCCATTAGTAATCAGTTTTGCGTTGCCCATACATCCACGGGCTTTCAATACAAGCTGGACTGGTGAAGTTCCCTCATCCATTTCCACGACTTCAATGGTCATGGGAACATTGAAGTATCCAGAATGCGTTACAAGACTAACTCCGGTGGACCCGTGGGTAGTCTGTTTCATTCCGCAAGCACGCAATGGAATGAATGACTGTGGCGGAGTTGCAGCAGCGGAACCCACGGCAACATCAATCGAAAACGAAATTTTAATTTTTCGTTTTCCTGCAATTGCCGCATCTCGTGACGCATCACCGCGTGCAAGTTTCCGCATATACATCGCAACATCAGGATCATAATTGATGTTGTATGCGGACTGGACATAATCAGTTACCGCCAGTGTTTCGGCAGTATATGGAGTGCTCTCAATTTTGCACCCCATGGTTCTTTTGATAGTAAGAAAACCGCTCATAGAGCATCTCCTTTTATATTATTGTCACCCTCTTAAAGTCGGATCAGTCAATTTTTGATCATACCATATCTTTAATCGAATTGTTACTCCAGATTGCGGCACATTGACATCTTCTCCAAATGGCGTACTTCCCGCATACATACATGCAAAAGCCGTTGCCGTTCCGCTGGATGACGGGATATTCCAATGTAAACCAAAGTATTTTTGCACGTCAGCAAGAAGTTTGTTTCGCGTTTTCCTTGGCGTATTTTTATCATTGATATACCCATCCATTTCGACTATAAAACTATTAAAAAGCTTGCACTGGTTTCCACCAGTCTGTTCATGAACATTTGAATTGACATTTGAACAGTCATCTGGACCTTCAAATACGTTAAAGCAAGGAAATTCCTGCATGGCACCTACGTCAATAGGCGGATCATATACATTTTTAGTCGTACTTTGGTATCCTGATGCCTCGGTAATTTGTTTTAATCCCCATTCCAATGCATCAAGAATATCATCCTTGACAGAAATTCCCATACAATTTCTCCACTATTTTTTTACGTTGATCAATAAGACATACATTTTTTTCATCATGTTTCAATGCTACTTTATTATACCACAGAGCTTGTTCTAATTCATTTTCTTGTATATAAAGTTCAGCGAGTCTTTTTGCCGGAAGTTTTTCGTAATATTGTTTGTCTTGTAAACTGCCTGTTCCAAATTTTTTTGACATTGCCGTCTTGAACATTTTAATTGCATCAACATTTCTTTTTTGTGAGATATAAATATCCCCAAGAACAGAGAATGGTTCGGCATTCACATCAGTCATTGCAATACACATTCTGGCATATTTTTCAGCGATAGGTGATGTAGTTTGACAAAGAACAATTTTCTTTGACTCTTCATCTCCTTGTTTGTATAAAAAAAATCTTGCTAATTGCAATGATGCTTCATAAACATTTCTAAGATCATCTTCAAAGGTATTGATAAAATCAACAAGAACCGGAACAGCCTGCCGCCACATATCTGCCTGAATAGAATCTCTTGCATAATAAAAAGCCATGTGTCTGTCACCATGGATTTTACTTAAATATTCATTAGTAAGTATTTTTAGATTTCGTAATGCACTCACTTTTCCATCTTTCATGGGACAATGTACAATTTCGAGTCCAGTCAAATCGGCTCGCTTATGGATTTCAGTATTGATAGTCAATTGTTCATGAACCGGTTTCATCCATTTAATTGTAGACTCTCTTTTAAAAATACGTTCCCTTGATAATACGTTCTCTGGGGAACCGTCAGGATTTATTGTCAGGATATAAGGACATACAAAATAATCACGATCAGTATGTTCTGATAAAACCTTTTTAATTTTATTGAAAACTGTTTCAAGATCGCTTTCACTTGACAACATATCATCAGAATCGAGCCACATAATCCATTCTGAGTTAGTAAGTTTCCTTGCCATATCTCTTGCTTCGCCAAAATTTCCATTTGGAAACTCTGGAGTAGACCATTCAAAGTAATTTGTTTTGTCGGCATAACAATTGATAATATCAATGACATCTTGATCATTTGTAGTTCGTATGAGAACAATTTCATCAAACAGTTTTCTCATGTCAATAGAAGAAAATAATCGTAATAGTACCCCAGCGTCTCCAGGTCCAACTATCATATTTAAAGCAAGCCTATTCATTTGTCATTTCCTCTTGTAAAATAAGACATTCCCCTATCATCAAAATCTGCTGTTCTTTTAATAAATTTCCAATTAAATTCATCACACATGATATTTGCATTTGTTCTAACAGTAGTTCCTATATTACAATCATCTATAATGATATGATTTATCTTTAATCGTTCACAGTTCATCATATCAATTAAACTTTTTGCTTCGTGATCCCCGTCAATAAAAGCTAAATCTACCATATATTCTGGATTAAATTTAGTAAAGGTTTTTACTGAATCTCCAAGGTATAAAGTAACCTTGTTTCCAAAAATTGAATTTACTAAATCTACCCCATATTGAAAAATAGGCCATACTTCAAAAGTATCAATAAGAATATTATTATCAATTGTTAAAATAAAATAATCAAAATATGCTTTATTAGTTCCTATTTCAATCACTCTTTTCGGACGTACTGTTTCTACTATTTCTTTAATAAAATTAGTTTGTTCTTTAATACATTTTTCAGAATTATAAAATAATGCGCCATAACCATCCTCTTGTACTTTAGATAATTGATGTATCACTTTTTCATCAAATAAAATCATAATAATACCCTGTCTTCTTTAATCCTATTTAACCAATAGGATAAAGTAAGCTTCTCATAATTAAAGCTTCTGTTTTCAAATTCATCCAGTACTATTTTGAGCAGTTCTTCCGTGATAACACCCCAATCTTCAACTATTAATATTGGCAAATCACTAAAAGCCTGAGTAAGAATAGAACGCTTAACAATAGGTATTGAGCCCATGTACAAGGCTTCCCATGTTCTATGACAATCTATTCCGTTACCTGGGGGAGAAACAACAAACTGATGTAAATAACAATTTTCAATAAAGTCTCTAAAAGAGGTTCCGTGTTTTTGAACAGTTACCCAAGGCTTGTCTTGAAAATGACTATCAACACAATCTCGTTCACCATGATTATTATTTGAATTGTGATTCATGTATACTAAATTCTTAACCGCTTTTGGTCGTTTCATTTGTTCAAAAAGAACATTAGCATCACTGGAATACCCACAACCTAATGGCCGTTCCATTCCGCTGGGAATAGGGATTAAATTAGATTGCATGAAATCAATATTAAGCGCATACCAGCGTTGAATATTTTCTGGAGCCACTTCCGCGTATTTCGTATTAATACAATAATCGGAATTATGGGTAATCAATATGTATTTTTTATTACTTTCCAACATTATTTCAAATAACTGAAAAACGTAATCAGTTTTACAAAAGATAACGCACGAATTATTTAACAAGTATTCTGCCTGTTCAAACGTAGGTGTACCGTCAATTATTATATCAGCAGCTTGACGGTACTTGTCTCCGTGAATCACTTCTGTCAAGAAATCAAATTTATACATCATAAAAATTTCCAACACGTTGATAAATAACAAGTGCTACTGTCAATGAAACCAACTTCCAATCATGATCATTCTCTATAACAGGTTTAAGATTATTGCTTTTTCCATTATCCCAGTCATGACATATTAAAAAACTTCCTATGGGCATGAATTGCTTTCCAAGTACAAATTCATAAAGCATTGAATGCGAACTATACCCACCATCAATCATTAATACGTCTATAGTTTTCTGTCTGTCAAATTTTTTCAAATAAAAAAGACTGCTTTCAAAATGAAAATGAATAAAATTATTAAGGTAGTATAATGGCCCTTCCGAACCATAAAGTTTTCTTGCGTAATCATAAAATTCCATAAAATTTTCAGTCGTATTAAAATCACAAATAATTTTTTCATCCATGATAGCAGAGGCTATATAGTACGTTGAACCCCCACCACGACAAGTTCCAACTTCCACAATTCTTTTTGGCTTTATATCTCGTATACAAGAGTATAAAGCGGTACGTTCTTCCGGGTTCATTTGCCCCTCAAAACAATCTCTATAAAAATTTACGGATTCATTTGCAATAATAGGTATATTTTGAACGTCTTTAAAACAACGATTGTACATTTCCCCAGGATGGTAGTGAGAAAATTTACCATCTGCAAGTTTACTTTCAATTAAAAATATAACACCAGTAATTGACATATCCGTAGGAACATAGTCATATTTTGTTCTGGCCATTTTCCATACTTCCTCAATTTCAGTAATTCCAAAAGTAGGATTTATTTGTACTGATAGTAAACCATACTTAATATTATTAGTATCGTTAAGAAACATTGTTAATCTATTTACATTTACAAAATGCAATACGGGTATACTTAAAGCATTCTCGTAATATGTCTTAATAAATTCAGTTTGACAATGCTCCTTCCGACACTTTGCAATCATTTTGCCCCCCTTTTAAAGATAAACCCGGTTTTATTGAAATATGAATTTTCCGGTGCTTGTTTTCGTGCTAATTCAGTTTCACCATAACTAATGGCATATCCGTAAAGTCCCATTTTATCTATCCAATAATTTGAATCTTGGCAATTAACGTGATGCCATCCTGTTTTACCAGGAAGTGCGTGTGTCATCATAACAATGTCAGCTTGACATATAGTTTTCATTAAATTATCAATAAATTTTTCATCTATATGTTCGACAACTTCACAACACCAAACCATATTTATTTTATTTTTCAGTATACAAAAGTTTTTTGTCAAGTCTACTAAATAAATATCTGTGCAACCACGTTCTTTGGAACAATTAACATTTTGTACAAGTCCGTCAATTCCTATTGCGTTTATTCCTTTATTTTGAAACCACAACGTAGAATGGCCTTCAGCACAACCAATATCTAATATTGATTTCACAGAATAACGTTCAATTGCCCAATTCCACAATTCTGGATAAAAAGTACCGGAGTCACCTCCACCGTAATTTCCACCAAGATGCCTATTATTTTTATCGGTCATATAATCAAAACCATTAGCATAAGTGTCATTTACTTTTGATTCTAACCTACAAAACTTTGATCCTTTCTCTATAACAGAATCCCATTTATTATGCCAGTGCCAAGAAAAAGCACCATCAAAATCCAAGTTACTGTCAATACCTTTTTTAAAAGGATGAGCAGATTCCCCCATATTAATAAATAACTGCCACTCAGTATTAAAAAAAGCACAAGGAAAAATTGTCCAGTTCTTATTTGTTTTTCTAACCTCTCCATATAATGTAGCACTCCAATCCGTGCTATCAAAACCAGCTGGCATCGCTGGGAGAAGGGTTATTAAATCGGTTGCGAGTTTACTTTGTTTGAACATCCGCATAACAGCACCATTTATTTTGGTATTCTGTGATGAATTAATAGTTTCAGTTCCCCATTGGTACATAAATTCTTGGTCAAGTAATGGGGCAAAGTCCCGTAAAAGAACAACGTCTTGATCACAATAAACGCCACCATATTTGTAAAGAATAAGTAAACGAAACAAATCACCACCGAGCCAATGATGCGAGTCATCTTTAGTGAGTAGCCGCAAACTCTCCAAAGGCGTATCGAGGGCTTCCTTAAATGGATCATAAATACGTAATTCTATATGCCTTAAAATTGGTTGAATGAATTCATTTCTTGATAAATCAACATTACTCCATAGTATTATATTTACATTTTCAAGATTTTGAGTAACAATAGCTGACTTTATTGCAAGAACTTGTTTTCTTCCAAATTCTCCTGGCACTCTCCAACAAAAATGAAAATTCGTTTTCTCTGGGTAAATGGTTTCAGGAATTGCCTTTGCAAAAGCCAATGCCTTATTACCATCAGTATATAATTCAGAACAGGATTCCCAGTTACAACCCGTGATCATTTTTTACCCTTTCGAGTAACGTTTCCCATGCCTTTACTGCATTACTTATTCGTAAATTGCCAAAGATTAGCATAGTTTCACTTAATGTTTTCAAGTCAAGATGCATTGCTTTATAGAATAATTCATCAAAAGAGTCAAAATGTATGAGATTTGGCATCGCCGTTTCATTAAAATAGTCTGCAAATTGTAACCAATACCGCATAGAATCCATGTTTATAAAGTCATTTGGATCAGGCATTCCTTCAGGAACAGGTATTACTGAGCCGCTGGGACGGCCAAATGTT